TTGAGTCGATGTAATAGTTGTATTCGACCCATCCGCCGTTGACGTATGTCAGGATCGGCTTGTCCTGTCCTTGAAACCACAAGTCACCGTTTTCAAGATTTCCCGTCGGCGTATTCGCTCCGACAAAGATATTCGACTTGCCGTCTATCATATCGAATACGGATGTCGGTATCGTCTGCGCTTGCCATGTTGTCCCATTCCATCTATAAGTAGCATTGTGCTCAAGTCCACCCGAATCAGTTCCCGTGTAGTACCACAGGTCTCCGATATGGTCATTCTTCTGTGCTGTTGTCTGCCAGTCGATTGACGGGTCTTCGCTCTGATACCATGTCTCTGCTTTGCGGTCGAGCTGTCCCTCTATATCGCTCACTGTTGTGGCGAATGTTCCGTTAATAAAAGCATTCAGTGCTGAGTTATCGGTGTATTTACTTGCAAGAATCCAGTCCGAACGAGAGTACGATTCGCCTTCAGCCTTCGGAGTAGCACAACGCAGAATGTCCCCGTCCGCTCCCTGAGTCCACAGATCGCCATCGTCATACGGCGGTATCGGCTGTGTATAAAAGATTCGTCTCTTTGCATCGGCGATGTCCTTTGCTTCAGATGCAAGACGCAAAGCCTCAGCAACGCCCGAATCAGATAACGCACTCCACGAATACGTGCCGTTTTCCTTTACAAACCTCCACGCTGATCCCGTAGCTGTGTTGTAATACAGATCTCCGAGATGCTGGTCTTTCTTTGCGTCTGTGTCCCATCCGCTCCCCTCAACGTTAGGATCGTAAGCAACAGGCGGAGCGGTCATTGATGGGTCATTAGCAAAGAACCATGACGTGATATTTCCGTCGATTTGGCTCTGCAAGTCGGCAATATCTGCGTTGATCTCAAGCACAGCGGATGCAAGTTTCCCGTCCGAGTACGTTCTCGCATCGTTCAGCACCGTTGTCTGTACGGTCTGTAAGTCAACTCCGATTGACTGTAATCCCGCTTTTACGCCAGCGACCTTACTGTCGTACATCTTCTCTATAACTGAGGAGTATGTTGTCGGCTTGTCGCCAAGTTCCATGCGGTCGTATCTATCTAACAGAACGTTATACTCCGTTCTGATGACCTTTGCTCTGAGCGAGGTGTTGTACATCGGAACGAATACCCCGCAAGTGTCACAGAGTCTTAGTCTCTGCAATGGAGCGAACTCTTTATACTCATCGGTCTGCCACAGCTGGACAAAGTCAACTGTCACGGTCTGATTCGGGAGCCATGCGTCCGACGCAGCGAGTCTCGATTGCGCTCTTGACCTCAGCTCTGCCTCTGTTGGTGGTTCTTCAAACTCGTCTGACAGATCCATCGGCACGACCACTTCACGCCCGGATGGAACGTCATGCCCCGAACTGATAAACAGCTCAGGCAGCATAACGAGCCTCGAAACGCTCTCCTCACCCTCGGAAACGTCTCCGAGCCAATAAGGGACGACCGCCGTGTATGCGTCCGATACGTCGTATTCGTTCGTGTAGTCGATGAGGTTCTTTCCGTAGCGAATGGAAATGTTCGTGTCCTGTCCTCTGTGCAGATAGAGCTTGACGCTGAACTTGTCGAACTCATATTCGCCCGTTCCGTATACGTCAAGGATTGACCCCTCTTCGCCCACGAGCATACCCTTTGCGCTCTTCGGTACATCTGATACGAGGTTTGCCGTTACGCTCTTATCCGTCCAAAATGTGAACGGATTCGGATTGACGCTCTGTGACTTTATTTTCTGCAACGCCTCAACACACGACCCAGCTGTGAACGGTTTAACTGTTATCCCGCTGAGTCTGTAACTGATGTGATGAGCATAGAACGTGACCACCCCGTTTATCGGTTCGGTTCGGCGGTATATGTCGAATGGCTGAACGTCGCCCTGTTCGTCGTGGGTACAAGCGATTATGCGTCCCTCTTGTATCTCAGAGAACAGGACGCCCGTCACAGGATAGTCAAACTCCACCTCATAGATGCCGTTGCGTTCTTCGTAAGCCACGGCACGAATGCAGTCGGCGAGGCGACCGAGTCCGTTTGTTGTGAAGTTTGTGTCAGTTTTTTCGAATAGAATCGGAATCATGATTTAATTCCTTTCAGTTATTTAGCTTATTAAACCTCTATTTAAGACATCGCCGTACCGTCGTACCTGTACCATATGCTAAATCCAGATGATGTCTGCGTCCGTATGTATAATTTCGTTGCATCTGTTAGAATTTGTGTTACAAAGGGACCCTTTAAAACAACCCGCATTACAAAGTTGTTAGTTGTTGGACAATTGAGCAAAGAGCTTGCAATCGAGCTCGATACGCAATAATAATCTCCAATAGTAGTCATAGTATTGAGGTCGGTGTCTGAAACAATAGATTGTGGTTTTAATGCGTCAAGCGCACTCTTGACACTCTGATTTGACCCCGCAAGTGACGAACCCGAATAGCCCTCAATAATCTGCTTTGCAAGGTTCGCAACCGTAATTCTTCTCGACGCACCCGCACTCGTTACGGCACGGACAAAATCGCTGTTGGATATTGCTGTAATGGCTGTTAATGCCGATTCTTTGATGCTCATTTTAAATCCTCCACCATCTTGGTATTATTTCGATTCTTTGTGTTGTGTATGTAACTCCCGAACTCCCGACAGGGATAACAGGGAAATCATTACCATTGAATGAAACGTGCGAACTTGCACCTGTTGCGACCACGCCCTCAAGCGTGTATATTTCCATCGTTTCGCAATCGATATATATTGTTGTGCTATCGCTTATGTCCATAACGGATATTATCTGCGACCCGATACCCACGTTGCCCGAGCCTGTTATCTTCAGCAACGGCTTCGACTCGAACGGAGTCGGGTTGACTATGTTGTTTCCGAGTCCAATTCCGCCGAATATGTCCTCGCCCGATTCAGTTTGGAGTTGCTCGCCGTTCTCATCGGTAAGTCCGTCCCACGATATAATGAAGCTGTACGGCTCCTCGCCGTCAACGAGAAATCTCTGAGGCTTACAATCAAACACGATGTTAAATTCAGATGCCGTGTTGTACTTGATAGGGCTTACATCGAGCCCGCTTTTGAACACCGCAAGCCTATATTCATCAGGATGGAATGTGTCTGCCAATCTTTGATATCCGATCTGTGAGCAAAGTGCATTCCGCAAGTCCGCGAGCTTAGTTCGGAACGTCTCTAAGTCCTCCTCATAGTTGAACGCGGGATAAGTTAGCTCGATGTTTTCAAAGGCCCCTTCGTCCAGGAAGAGCGCTCCGTTCTTCCCGGGTATGGTTATCATTTCGCCCCGACGTTCGGGAGCGTTGAATGTCCCCTCTCCGCCGATATAAATACCGAAATCGGCACTATTAACAGTGCCGAATGTAAATGAGTTATATGTTGCCATACGCTAAATTCCTCCGCTTTTGAGCGCGTGCGAGAACTTGCTCGACCTTGTACGCTAATTCCGTCTCGTTCATCCCTTGCGACGGATATACGTTTATCGTAATCGGTCCGCCGTTTCCGCTTTCTTCTCGGACAATATCGCGCAGATCATCCAGCGCACCGACGAACTCCGGCCGCTTTTCGCCTACACCGATCACCGCCGGGCTGTTGAATATTCCGCCCTTGTCGTACCAGTCAACACCAATGTGCGGGACTTTCGGAGGCACGAGGCTGAATCCACCCTTAATTTTGAAGTGTGGGAGCTTGATGCCCTTGAAAATCTTACCGAGCTTGATAGGGAACCAGCTTTTTATCTTGTCAATAATGGCCGAGAATCGCTCTTTGATGTTGTTGATCGGCGCCATGAATCTGTCGCGGATGCCTCTTGCCGCCGCAGAGACTTTTTCCCACAGCGCGGAGCCCAGCCCGCGAACAATCGCAATGCCTATTTGTCCAAGAGCGCTAACGATTTTTGGCAAATTCTTCAGGAGCGCCATAGCGAACTGTCCAATCAGCTTGCCTGCTGCGGCCAGGATCTTCGGCAGTGTAGTTTTTATCCAGGCCGTTACCTTTTCAGCGGTCAGCCCATCCGCTTTCTCCTGAAGCCATTGAGCTAACGACGTCAAGAGCTCCGATATCTTTTTTACTACGAGCGGCGCGCCCTCTTTTAAGAATGTGAAAATCGCACCCGGAATTGACCGTATAATGTTTCCGAGCATTGGTATGAAGTTGTTGAAGAAAAAGTTCACCGCAGATTTCGTGAGCACATTCAGCGATTCAGATACATCCATCCCCAGTGCCAATTCTCCGAGGAAGTTCTTCAACGCCGCTTTCATTGACGCGAATGAGCCTGTGAACGTGTCTCCCGCTTCATATGCCGCCGTTCCTGCAATTTTTAGGTTATCCTGAATGAGATGGATAGCCTCATAAACGTCTCCGAGGTTATTAATGTCAAAGCTCTTCCCCATTGCCGCCGGAAGTGCTTCAGCATCTTTTAAGAGCCTCTGCATCTCTGTTTTTGTACCACCGTAACCTAATTTCAGGTTATCCAACATGGTATAATTCTGTTTTGCGAAACCCTGATACGCATTCTGTATCATGGTCATGTCCGTGCCCATTTTTGCAGAGTTATCCGCCATATCCATTATGGCCATATTCGCCGCTTCAACGGCTTTCTTTGCGTCTCCGCCATAGGCTTTTTTCAGAGCGGCGCCAAATGAAACAGCCTGCTCTGAATATTCATTCATTGATATGCCCGCTTTCGCCGCCTCTTTTGCGTATGAACGCGCAGTGTCAGCCGCTTTTCCATAGAGCGTATCAAGTCCACCGATATAGGACTGTTGCAATTTGCCGCCCTCATCAATGCTTGACTTGATCATGCCAACAATCGCCGTGCCTATTCCTGCGGCAAGAATTGCTTTTTTTGCGAACGAGGCTATCTTGCCGCCTACGGAAACACCTGCCGATTCAGCCTCTCCACTCAGTACGTTGGAAATCGACCCGCTTATGCCTTGAGACGACGGCACGATCTGCACATACGCGGTTCCCAGTGTAGTTCCTGGCATGTCTATTCTCCTCTGATCCTTGCAAGCGCCGCCTCAAATTCCGATGCGGTTTTGAATCCGACTACTTGCTTTTTCTTTGCATCATTGCTAAGTATGTCTGTAAACAATGGCGGGGTCGTTCGTTCCTTGCTGAATCCCGCTCTGATTAACGTCAGATTGTCTGCAATAGATGCGAGTAAAAGTGTCTCTGCGCTGACAGATGATTCTGCCGCGAAGAGCTTTATTCGTGAATCGTCCCTCAAGCCAGCTGATAAGGTCGCCGCCAATTTGACTGGCAACGACCTATAATCGTATATCTGATATGTCTCTGCAAGGTCGCATATAAGCGCGTCCTCGTTGAGATTTATCATGCTGGCGAGGGTTATGAGTTTTTTAGTTCGTTGACCGATTCCATAAGTTCCCCAAGAGCCTCAACCATAGCGGAACTCGATACTTTACCGTTCTCTCCTCTAAGATGCTCTTTGAGCATTTTGACGCCCTCATTCCCGAGCAGCATCTTTGCTGCCTTGACTATTAGGCCTGTCTCGCCTTCGTCAATGCTCGCCAGCACTTCGAGAAATTCCCAGTCGTCAGTTACCGACTCTGCAATGGTCATTTCGAATCCGTCGTTGAGCTTTGCTTTCATGGATCACCTCTTCATTCTCCGCTATGCGGTCTTCTTGATATACTCGTAATGAGTATTTCCGTTTTCATCCGGGAGTGCTGTGATTGTCACCTCATAGCCTACTGCGTCGGAGTCGGTGTAAGTGATATCTCCGATTTCGGATATCTTGCCCTGTGGAACAACGACTCTTTTAACAGTGTTGCTATTCATGACCATATCAACTACCCAAACGCCGACTTCCGGCTCTTTTGCGTTTGCCGTAACAGTAATGCCTGTTGAAAGGGTTCCCGTTACGTTGCTTGAACCGTATACAGCTTTAAGTACGTCCTCGTTAAGAACTTCAATAAGAGTGAACTGAAATGTATCGTTCTTCTCTTCCTGAATGTTAAGGACTGTGTCTCCGCCCCACGCCTTGATATCTGTGGTTTCAGGGCTATTCGAGTTTGTCATGCCGTCTTCACTGCAATATCCGAGTGCCTTGAAAGCATTATCAAGTGCAGTTGTTGCGTCAGTTGGTGCAGTTGTGCCCATTGCGGCTCTCCATACAGCACCGCCGATTGCAGGCTTGCCCGCACTTACGTTTCCTACTGTCTGTGCCATTGATTTCCTCCTAATAGTGAGTAATGTCATACACGGCCTGCCAGCGGTACTGCTTGGTTTCCGTGTCTGTAAAGTTGTAATCTGTTTCGAGCTCGACCCGTGCTACACGGTTGAGCTGCGCAAAATCTTTCATCGCCGTTTCGACTTCGCCGTTTAGGATCATAGCGTCAAGCAAGGACGCTCCATACGACTGAATAGCGATGGTTGTTGTTGTTATATGGTTGTTCCTACTGCTCCCCGTCTGCTCAAGTAAAACGTAGTTCGTGAGCTCTTTAGGAGACTCAGCGTACACATTCACGTCAAGGTTGTCGTTGAGGAACGTCACTAAATCAACAAGAATCATTAAGCGCCTCCTCTTGCTTTAAGCAATGTATTGTTCTGATAATTGTCACGGCGGGCTTCAGGCGTTGCGGCGAATACGGATGCGTTCGCTCTTGTCTTACCGACCATAGATGAAACTTCGTACCCGAGTCCCGACGGGCATCTGCTCAGAATGTTGTTTGCGTATTCCGTGCAGACGTTTACAGCCTCCGGGCTTTGCATCAGCTCTCTCACGCCCGCTCTGTTCAATTTGAACTTAACCTTGCTCATATGTTTCGACCTGCACCTTCATGTTCCAGCTGAGAGGGATCATGTCCTCGATGCCCTGCGTCGGGATCCCGATGATCCTCCAGTCCTTATCGAAGAATCTGACCTTCTTCCCTGCTGTCCAGTTATGTGTGTCACCTTTTGGTATTCCGAGTTGATATACGGCTTTGCGTCCCGTGAGGTTGAATGTCTCAAGCTGTTCCGTCGAGTTGACGGGAGCAACAAGCACGTTATCCACCTCCACAGGCACTTCCGTAAAGATTGGTTTGTTCAGTGGGTCCTTACCCGTTTGAGTCAAGTCGTAAAGAGTGACTGTTATTCCTCTGATGATGGCCATAAATCAATCACCCCCAGTCTCTGCCTCTTAAGACCGAGTCTTGCAAGTTCGGACTTTTTTATAAAAAGGCCTCCGCCCGGCACGAGATAGGTGCCGGAAACGGAGTACCCTAATGCAGATTCTGAAAACTGTGTAACGGGTTCGCTGTTTGTGGATGTCATCAGCGTTCTGGCAACGACATCGACCGTTACGGACTTCGCAACTGAAGCCAGTGCCGGTTCAGCCTCAATTATTGCATCGAGATCCTTGCCTACCTTCTTCGCTTCCATCCTGAGCGAATCGCACACCAGCGGAATTAGACTCTCAGCACGAGTTGCCTCATCCTGGGTCAGAGGACGCCACAAGGCTGTTATGTCTGCCACAGTTGCATAGTCCGCCATATTACCACCTCACTAATTAAGCGTTGTGATAGATGACAGATGTCTGCTGTGTGATCTTGTAGCCGAATGCCTTTCTGCCCTGTACTGCGGAGCATCCGATGTGTGCACCGTCAGCGAGATCATAAACGCCTACTGGAACGTTCCAAGCGTCTACGAAGTGGCAGAAGTCGCTGTTGCCGATAACGTAGTCAACAGTCTTCTGTGAAGAACCTGAACCTGTTGTCAGTCCGTTGAGGTTCAGAGCCTCGAATACAGGGATTCCTGCGAGTCTGCCCATGTAGCCTGCACCGAGTTCGCCTACGTTTGCAGTAGCCGCTACGAATTCAGGGCTCTGGATCAGCTTCGCATAGGAGTCGGAAGTAACAGCGATCCACAGCTTAGCCGGATCTACTTTCGCCTTCTTGACTGTAGCGATGTCTGTGACCATCTTCTCGTAGATGTTGCTCTTTGTCAGAGCTGTCGTGTCGCTCGAAGCTGTGCCGTGAGCGATGAGGTCAGCAGCGAGAGCCGCGTCAACGACGTTCGCCAGAGCATAGCCGGCGGAGTCGAGTCTCTCAGCTACCATTCCGTCAGGAACTGCAGCAGCCATGAAGCCGTCGATGAGTTCGTTGACAGCGTAGTCGTTGTCGAGTACGAGTGTCTGATAAGTTGTAGCAGGGTTGCTGATAGCAAGACCTGTTGCTGTTACGTAAGCACCTGCAGTAGCTTCGGTCCTTACCGGGATCTTGACAGCACCGGCAACAGCCGCGCCATCGTGTCTCTGATTGAAGAGCGCAGCGAATACAGAGTTAGCTCTGAGCTTCGCGTCTACGATCTTCGAATAGCTTTCCATTTTGTTGGGATCCTGTGCCATTGTTATTCCTCCATTAGAATTTTAAATTTGGATTTAGTTTTCTGAAGGCCGCCGTAACACCATCTTCTTCCGGTGGCGTCTCCGGATTACCCAGAGGCGGCGTCTTTACGGATCCAACAAGGTTCTTGAGCGATTCGGCACTCTTGCGGATAGCCTCTTCATCTTCGCCCTGTATGAATCCAATAGCCTCATAGGAAAGTCCGCACTCTCTTGCGATTCTCGTTTTTACCGAGTCGATCTCGTATTTCGCAATCTGTCCGTCCTTCTCTGAAAGCTGTGTCTGCAGATTGTCCTTCTCTTCGTTCAGTTTCTTGATCTGGTCAGTAAGGCTGTTCAGCTGTTCATTGAGTCCGTCGTTCTGCTGTGAAGCAGCTTCCGGTGAGATCCACCCTTCGAACTCCTTCCTTCCGATCTCCTTGCCTTCCAGTCTTGCCTGTCCTACGAGTTTGTTCACTTCTTCCTGAGTGAATACTTTTTCTTCTGCCATTTGTTACCTCCCACTCTTAACCGTTGTAGTCACGTAATTTTGCTTATTAAAAAAGCAGACCCCATTGTCTGCCTTTAATAACTTATTCTCTGTATTTTCTTTTCCTTACCTTCCGAGCATTGCCAGATCGCCAGGATGCACGAATCAAGAAGACCGATCTCCATCTGATCAAACTGTGCTCTGTATCCGAAACCGCCGTTTGCGCCGATGCTTCTCTTCTCGCAGTTCGTTGCGACCTGCTTCAGAGACGGCTGGTCCATGTGGCATATCTCCTGAGCGTACAGCAGCTGTTCGAACTTGGCATTTGCTACGATGATCTCTTTGACCGTCGGCAGGATCACGTTCTTGATGCCTTCCGCACCCAGTTCGTCACTCAGTATCTTCTGATTGCCCGAACCATCTATGACGATGACCTCAGGCTTCATAGCCTCAAGCAGTCTGACGATCCACGCATTGCCGGATCTGAGCGATTGACAATCTATAGCTTCGAAGAAGATCTTCCCGTCTGCCGTTCTGGATGCCACCGATACGGATACGGATGTCTTGCTGTACTTGATGCCGACATATAGCTTGCCGGATATCTTTGGGACTGACTCGCACTTGAGCCCTTCCCACTCCGTGACGGAGATCTCAGACTTCAGATTCGACTTCGCCCAGTATCCCAGACGCTGGATGTTGAAATCGAGCTCGTCCTTCTTGTCTTCCGCTCTGACCTTTCTCTCGTTCAGCTGATATCCCATCGCGGGATTGCATTCGTACCACATATCGACATCGTTGACGTCGGTGATGTGCTCGGTGGACCATTCAGCCCAGCCGGTGTCTTCCGTCTTCCCTGCGAGGCAGTCAGACCTCAAGTTCGGGAAGACTGTCCCCTTCGATACCAGTGTCGGCGGAGTACCGCAGAGGATTATCTGCGGATTGTCCGAGTCGGATACGACATACTGCAGAGTGTTCTGCTGATCATCGGTGTACTCCTGCGCCTCGTCCACGATGAGTGTGTCGAAGCCTTCGCCCAGTCCTCCTACGGAAGTCCTTGTTCTGAAATCCACAGTACCGCCTGTGTCGAGCAGTTTTATCCGCTCCAATCCGAATTGCTTCGCATAGGTATACGACTTCGTATAAACCTCATCTCGGCTCACGCGCTGGACCTCTTCGTATCCCATGTCCTTCAGAAGGTTTGCAAGCCTGAGTGATGCAGAGGACGATGTCGTTGTCCTGTGGGCTGTGTGCAGTACCTTCCGACCTGTAAAAAGGTCATCCAGTTCCGCGATGGTTATGATCTCGCCTTTGCCGTTACGTCTTGGTACTTCGTAACCAAACTTCGTGTGAATGAATAATCCCTCTTCATTCACCGCCCGGATGTCGTACACAAGCGCCTCTTGCCAGGGCTGTGGTATACGGCCTGTGCGCTCATATAGATCAATAGCTCTCTCGCCTAATGTCTCGGTGTAAGGTAGTACAACGGAGCTTGTGGGAGTCTGGCGTCCGTATCTGACGTCCATCTCCTACCTCCATTGTCAATTCTTCTTTGCTTTCTTTAATCGTTTTTCAAGTGTGTCGCTGCGGGTGTTCCACAGGACGCTGTTCCTGTCGACTTCGCCTTTAGCAAGTGCCGTGATTCTTCCTTCAGCGTTCTTGTCAGGAAAATACTCTACTTTGCAGCGACACCCTTTATGCCTGGCGAAGACTCGACGGTCCATCCGACTGTCATATTCATATTCGCCCGCTACATCCTTGCACCAGTCTGTATGCTTCGTGTCGTGGCTCGGATAGGATCCTGACCACGTCCGCTTGATGATCGGATGCAGTCCCGCGCTTTTCTGGAAGTCTGCGTTGTACTTGATGATAGCGTCGACCATCGAAAGAAGTTCGGGCACGACCACATTCTCGAGTGCGTCCTTTATCTTCTCAGACTCGACCGCTGACAGCTCCTGAACCACCGTGTCGATCCGCGCGTTCGGGGGCTTCGTTACCATCGGCCTGAGGCCAATGCCCGCTGCATCATTCAGATTCTGCTGAGCAGCCTCTGCGAAGATGGATATCAGTCCGTGCCCTTCGCGAAGGTATTCCGCCAGCTCCTCTGGTGACGATACAGCCTTTACGATGTAGTCACCGATGACCGCAGCCAATTCGTTGACATCTTCGTAAGTGCCCGCACCCATATCGAGATTGAGAATACGGCTCCACGCTTTCGGGTCCTTCGTGATTGCCTCGACAAGTTCCTGCCTCAGCGTTTTTTCGTCCATAAACACCTCCCTGCTTTAACCGGAGCAGTCCCGTAACAGTGTTATATTCCCATCAAATCCCTGAGCTTCTCTTCTGTGAAGTAATCAGGGAATGACTGCTGAAGTTTGAGCGCTGCATCACCGATTCCACTCATTGCGGAAGCATCCGGCTCGAATACCGGCTCCCACTTCGGAACGGTCAGATAGAACTGATTACGCTTGTATGCTTTATTGTCACGAACACATGCTGCAAGATATCCGGCATTCAGAAGGCCGGAACCGAACGACCTCTGTGCCGCTCTCGCCTGCAGTCTCAGATTCTCGTGAGATGCCTTTATCGCTTCGGAGCTTGCAGGATTGCCCGATGAAAATCCGAGATCCTCAAGAGTCAGTCCTGTTTCACCAGCAAACAGACCCGCGAACATTTTCAGCTGTTCGACGTGTGGTGTCATGCTCTGCTGGGTGAACTGTCCGACCTTCGGTGTGTCTCCGTCGCTATCTTTCGTGATTTCGAGCATCATGCTCATAGCAGCGGACCACTTATCCATCGGCTCCGCTTCAGGATCGGTTCCGAGCACGTACTTCTGAGGGATGCTGTAGAACTCTGCCGACAGTTCCGAGCGCTTCACTGTACGCATAGCCGAGTCGACAATGTTCATGCAAGCCCTGCTGATACGTGAGTGTCCGAACGGTCTGACCGCATCAGGTCTGTGGATGATCGGAACCAGCAGAGGATAAGGTGCCTCGTACTGATAGATCTGCACGCCGTTCGATCCCTTCTGGTAGTATTCAGTTCTGCCCGGAAGGAAATATGCTTCGAGCAGCGGCTGTCCGTAGTTGTCACGGTCAAGCACCGCATAGCCTTCCGTCAGCATGCCCGTAATAGGATCCATCGTGCCCGTCGCGTTCATTCCATCTATCACCTGCAGTCTCGGATATCCGTCCTCGTCATTGCTGATATAGATAAAGTCACACGAAGCAATCAGAGCGCCCAGGACGGCACTCGGGAACAGCATATCCGGATTGTTCATCTGGAAGATCTGATTAATGTTGAAGTTGTCCTCTGCGAATTCTCTGAAGACGAGCCTATCTGCAAGCGAGTCGACCGCCTTCGCGCACCATCCGAGCGTATTGGTCCAGCTACGGAGCTGCGGAGGTGTGCTAATTCCCAGATCAGCCGCTATGTGTTTCATCTCATAATGGCTGTATCTGGTGCGGATCCTCGTCTGCTTCGATGCCAGCTTCGCCCTTAAGTAGTCAATTCCGTATGTCATTTTTTAACTCTCCTGTCGCCAAATCGTATACAATTGTGCGAGATATATTCCCAGTGACGGCGTGAAGGTCGGCCGCCGGGGGACAGCGGGTCCCATGCCCCCATTCACATATATAGTCTTTGATTATTTATTCTTTTGGCCCGTCAGCCCCACAACGAAAGTGATCAATTGTTTTTCATCGGTCGAAGCGGACGTGAGGTCCAGTCGTATGTCGCAGGTAGGATCCTGTTCGACACTACCTGTTGCTGTTCACCTTTCATTTCCTTTGGCATCAGCTTGTCTGACTTGGCACGGTTGCAGCATCGATGTGCAAGCTGCAGGTTGTCTATGTCGGAGGGGTGTCCTCCCTTTGCTATCGGTATGATGTGGTCTATCGTCGGGCTGAGGGGGTGGGGGTATTTCAAATTGAAGTCCACCGGCTTGCCACAGATAGCACACACTGTCTGTGTAGCGTAGATCCTCTTCTTATTCTTTTCATACTGGCCACGATGCGGGCCGTCCTTGTCTGGTCTGTTTCTCGTTGCCATTAATATCTCCAACGCAAAAGACCAGGCTGAGTATGACCTGGTCCTTGCGGTTACCTCTATGTAGTTCAGAAAGGAGTTGTGAAAAACCTAACGTAGATCCGTACCGGAGTCGAACCGGTGCCATCCCATCGGATCATAATGCGGACCGATACAAGTCCGCTGGTGGTGACTTGGTCTCCGGTTGTTTGCCAACCTTTGACAATACTATTATATGATACATCCAACTCCACTACACTCCCCGCTTTGCCTGGGTGATAGTTGGGTGACATTTTCTCACCCTTTTTCGAAACGCTGTACCCGTTGCAATCACTGGCTTTGCGGGTTTCCATCCCTTGCCGGGGTGAGAAAGGTGAGTGTTTTTGAAATCCATTATATAAACTACTTACAAAAAATTTTTTTTCAATTTAAAAAGTATCACCTTTTTCACCCTTTTGGCTGAAACCGTTGAAATTTCAACGTTTTTCGGGGTGACTTTTTTGTCGAAAAACTCACCCTTTTTCTGCAAAGTACGGCTTTATGTAACGAATAAAAAGTTATTGTAAATAAAAAAGAGCCGGCTTTGTGCCGACTCGATTTGTCTTTATTAGAATGGTATCGCCTCTTGTACCGGTGTAAAGCCCGTCTCCTCGAATGCTTCCTGTTGTTCCGGTAGCTTGAACCGGATTCCTCTGTACACCGGAGTACCATGAAGTGTCTTCAACGGTATGCCGTGAGAAGCTGCTCGGTCCTTGATGTTCTTCTTGTAGATCGGAGTGAGGTCGTTCGCGTTACAGTAACGTTCGTACTCCGATTCCAGATCTGTCTTCTTGATGTATGACGCTTTGTCCTTTGTCACATCGCAGCAGTCATATATAAAGGAAAAGAACGTGTCATATCTGCATCTGTATTCAGCCATAAGATCATCGGAACTTTTGCAGCGGCAGAGTTTATTGTTGTTCTTTATAAAGTCTTTCAGTCCGTCCAGCGCCCAGTTCAGGATCCCGCTCGCTTCGTTCTCGAGCTTGTCCCGGAGATACATGTCTCTGTCCTTCTCCTCGATAACGTTACGGCTGTGAATGAAGTTGAGACGTTCGCTCATGTGATCACCCTTGTCATCCTCGAACACAGGAAGATGGTTGCACGATACCAGAATAACTCCTCTGAACTTATACATGAAGTGCTGCAGTCCCTTCAGTTCCGCGCTGATCGAGTCCCCGCCTGTCAGCTGTTTGAACGTCGATGAGTCCTTTATTGACTCTTTGCCCTGATCGCCTACGACAACGAGGCGCTTTCCCCAGCATCGGCCTGTTGCCCATCTGTCATTGCTCATGTCCTGGAACGATACGTTCGCGGTGTTGTCCTGCCCGAGTAGGTATGTCAGTATGTCACAATCTACAGACTTTCCCGTATTGCCCTCGACGGAATATTGAACGAATGCACCTTTGAGTCTGTACCCGTAGATGCTGGACAAGATGATGCCGGCTTTCATCCGGTCGAGTCTCAGCATCTCTTCGTCCACGATTCCGTCCTCGTCTTTGCAGTAATCTCGCTTGAAGCTCTCCCAAACGGGAGCCTTTGCTCTCGGATCATACTCACAGGACAGCTGCACCGTTGACAGCAGTCTCGGAGTGTGCGGTATCAGTTTGAATTCTGGAACCGTAATAAGCCCGTTCTTCACGTTGATGTAACGCTCATCCGCATTGATTTCATCGTACTCGACAGCCTTTGCTCTGACCACGATCATCTGCGAAGTCTGTCTGAGTGTTGATGGATTGCTGATGTACGGCGGAAGATATCTGTCGACCTCCGACTGTACTTCGGTATCAGAACAAGCGTGATACACTCCACCACGATACCACAGGACCTGATCTGCTTTTGTTCCCGGATTCCTTGCGACGATAACGTGCTGTTGTTCGAGTATCGCATCCGCCAACAGAGATGGATTAATCTTGCCTTTGTCTGTCACCCACGAAGCGTAAACCGGATCCTCTTGCTTAATGAGCGCAAAGAGCTTATCTCTGTCTCCGTCTTCGTCTTGTATCCAGTCCGTAACGTCTCCATGCTTTACCGCTGACGGTGTAACGACCGTGATACTGAAGACAGCACTACGCAGATCTGCAGTGACTTTCTTCGCGAGGTTCTGACCAGGCGCATCGTTGTCCGCTATGATCACAACGTCGTGTGCTCCGATGAAGTGCTTCACGTACTGCTTTTTCCAGTCTGATGTACCACCAGCCGTGACCGCTGTCAGCCCGAGCGCCTTCAGGGACTCGACATCCTTCTCACCTTCAACGTAGTAGATTGTCTTACCCTGTTTGATAGCTTGCTTCAGCGCCATTACGTTGTAAAGTTCCGCCTCAGCTCCGCCTTTGCCGGATGTATATTCACCGTCTATGATTCTGCCGTAACGGATTTCTTTGCCCTCGATGCCGTCGCCTTCGTAGCGCAGTTTGGAATAAAGATAGTTCCCATCCGCATCGGTGTATCTGTATTCGGCAACGAGATTGATCTGCCACTTTTTCAGAGGCTTCTTCGGCTCGTCTTCCTTCGTCGGCATGATGTCGTTCCAAGTCTTACCGACCTCAGCCAAAATGTCTGCAGTTGCACACCCAGCGTGACAGTGTAATGCGATCTTGTCCTCTTTCTGATCATACGCAATACTCAAACTTGCCTTCTTATCATAGTGTGCAGGACACCGGCAGATGTACTGGTCCGGTGCGGTCTGCTTTACGTTTTTAAATGCTGCTAAGAATAGATTTATGTTTTCAGCCATTGCTGTTTATTCTCCAAATTCGAATCGTGCTTGGCGGGCTTTGTCCCGTGCTTCCTTATATAGATCATGATTTTTATGGTAGAAACGGTATGCATTGTCTCCCGAAGCTAAAACGATGAATCCGTGGTCTCCATCGTGGTATCCACAGCAAGGGCAGTGCCAGCTCGCTATATTCCCGATAAAGTATTTCCGTCCACATCGAAGGCATTCGCACAACCACGACTCACCCTCTTCTGCGAGCGGAGCCGGCTCATTGTCTCCAAATTGATTTGAGCTTTTGAATGAAAAGTCGGAGAATATAACTGTCGCACGATTGCCCTCCTTTGTGAATAAGTCAATTTTGTGCTCGGAACAATCGTCCATAATGCCCTTTACTTCCAGCCAGCTTTTTGATTCAGGAAGATAGAAATCCGGCAGATAACGTGTCCCGTCGCTAAGAACAAACCCTTCTGGCTCATATTCGTATCTAATTCTAAGTTCGTCAAGCAATTTAGCCACCCTTGCTTCAAGCCTCGACCGGAACCGGTACCCGTTGTAAACAGTCTCAATCGCTTTCATTGTTCAACATCCTTTCCGCAATCGCGAGTGCTCTCTCTCTAACCTTGAATATGCCCGACTCAGAATAGATCAGATTGTCTGCTATCTCTTTCCACCCGAGCAGCTGCACGTATCGCTGGTAAAGGACAACGCCCTCGATGCCAGGGATCCTGTTGAGGAAGTCGGTTATCTCCTCCAACTTGATCTGAGCTTGTTCCTCTGCGTCGAGCCATTCCTTTGCCCTGTCTGCGAGTCTGATTGCTTTGTTTTCTGTCTGCCTGGATACGCCCGTTCCGTGTGGCATACCAGGCTCACCGGATAGAGTGGATCCTATTGCATCGATGCGTTCCGTCTCCAGTTCGTAATTCGCCCGGGCACGATTGGCAGCGTAAAGTGCATATTCATATTGTTCAAGATACTCTGTTGCTTTGATCATTTTCATTTATTCCACGTTACCCATCCGTCCTGCTCGGCTGGATCCTGGGCAGGTACGGACTCGATACGGACCACGTAACCGACCTGAGCGGTTGCGATGTAGCCCTGTTTCATTAGTTCGTTCATGACGTCCATCATGTCTGCGTAGTCATGGCAGCAGATGGTGTCGCCTACATTTAATACGTCGTTCATAATCACCTCTGATTTGTGGGCAGATATACCGCTGCCCATCGGTCATACTATAATCTCCAAACTGTCCGCCTAATCCCGGAGTCAATCCTCCTTATCTTCTCTATGGCTGACAGTAGTTGGCTTACCCCAACCGTAATCCGTCTGCCACGCACCTACTCCGTCACGATAGTCTCCTATCGGTGAGCCTGTGCTTTCCGTCTGCGGAGTATCGGCTATATGCCACCCACATTCATGGCAATACTTGTCGGTAGAAGCGCAAACCGCTTTACACCACGGACATTCTCTGAGAGTATCGGCTACTTCTTCAGCGAATACCGCATCCCTAATTGCA